GGAGTGCCTCCATCGCAGGTAGCCAATAATTATTGAACACGAAATCAGCCCCGTACTGGCTGGCGAAGTCCTGCGCTACCTGCGACCGTTCACGGCCCCGAGCGTATGCCGCTTCCATCGCCTCGATGATCGACGGGACTGACGGGGTGACCATCCACGCGCCCTGCATCGCATCCCACCACGGCTGACCCTCCACCAGCCACCCGTCACCGAGCAGCTCCGGTGACGCTGTCGTGTTGGTGCAGATCACGGGTGTGCCGCACGCCTGCGCCTCCACTTGTGGAATCCCGAACCCTTCACCCATGCTCGGGATCAGGAGGCAATCGATTGACGTGTAGATCGCTGCGAGGAGATCGTTACCGACTCCCGACCTGAACACGTACTGGTCGACGAACCGCAGCTGATCCGTCTTCAGGTCGCACGCGGCCGCCAGCTCGAGGAGATTGATCCCCGACATCGCGCCCCGGTCCTCGGTGTGGATGTAGAGGACGGCATCGGGGTGATGCTTCGCGAACATCGCGAACGCGAGGAACGTTTCCGGGAAGCTCTTGCGATTGGGGACCATGCCCTTGTTCGCGGACACCATGCCGAACACGAACCTGTCCTCGTCGATCCCCATGAACTCACGGCCTGTCAACGTGTTGCCGCCCGCCGTGATGCTCGCCGTCGGTTTGAAGATCGGGTCGATCCCGTGCGGGACATAGATCGAGTCGATGCCAGCGTTCGCGAGCATCGCCTCACCGAACCGCGACATCGCCAGCGGGGTGACGTTCTTGCGGCCGCACCACGCCGCGACCTTCGGCGGAACCGGGGTGTGATCAATCGGCACCCACGACGCTATCTGCGGGATCGAGTCCCACTGCGGCCCACCGAAGACATAAACGTCGTACAACGTGACGAGGAGGGGATCGAGGTCTGGGTTCTCATGCGCCCACGCCTGATAATGCGCCGGCACGACATCGTTCGAGTGGATGTCGAACCCGCGAGGATACTGCCGGATTCCATGCCAGTCGAGGGTCGTGCCCTCTAGGCCGTGATTCGAGGCGACGGCCATCCGGTGCCCTGAGGCTTGCAGCCGGGTGATCACCTGGGCGGTCTGTCCACCGTAACCGGACCGCGCCCACGGACTGTTCGAGTTCCAGAGGATCGCCCGGCTCGCCGACCTCGGTGCCTTTCGTTTCTTCTGAGCCATCCGCAGGATGCCCTCTCTGTTCGCAGGTGCCCGACGGCCGGCCCAGTACCTGCGGGAAAGGGCCGACCGTCGGGGTCTAAAGGGTGAATCAGGATGCAGCGCCCACGAAGTGCTTGATGTGGGACGTCTGCGGGAGGTCGCCGTCGACCCGGAAGGTGCAGCGGAACGTGATGAGATCCGCGCTGAACGCGAAGTCATCGGAACGATCCAGCCGGATGCCGCCAACGGTGCGGACGTAGTACGACGGGAAGTGCCCCGCGATGACGGACTTCGCGGATGCACCGATCGCAGCCATCGCCGGGTTCTCGTACAGCGGGACACCGAGCACACGATCCGGTGTGGACTCCGACATCGAGGGCTGGAAGACGAAGTTGCCCGCGCCATCCTTCAGGGTACGCATCGCAGCGATTGAGGAACCCTTCGCCATGAAGCCGATTCCGGGAAGCGCACGCGCAGCCGGATCGAGCGAGTAGTACAGGCTGACGAGGTTCTCGTACGTGAATGCGCCAGTCGTTGCGAGGCCGGTGCCACCGATGAGGGCGGAACCGGATGCCGTGACGACACCATTCGGCTCAGTCGTGTCGGTGCCCGTGGTGAGCGCCGTATTCACTGCGAAGCCGAGCGCATTACCGCAGTTCATGGCGAGCAGATCCAAAATATTGACCCCACTATCCTCAAGCAGCTCGCGACTGATCTGGGTGAGGAACCCGTACTTGAATGCCCCGAGGGTGATAAACGCAGAGAATGCGGGATCGGACTCGCCGAGGGTCGCAGCCTGCGCGTTGACCGTACCGACCGAGTAGGTGTTGAGTCGAGGGATCTGGAGATTCTCGCCGCCCGCAGTGTTGATGGTCGTCGCGACGTTCAGCATCGGACCAACCGCACGCGCCAGCATGATCACCTGGTCGAAGAACGACGTGGGAACCGGACTGCCCGTGCTCGACGTCAGGACGTCTCTCCGCTCATTCGCGCCGAACTCTGCGGAGCGGATCTCGCCACGGGCGAGGCTGCGGATCGTCTCGACATCGTTGGACGGCTTGACGACCTGTCCGACGGGGCGGATCTGATCCTCGGCACCTTCCTGCGACGCACGAACCTCAGCCTCGTGAGCTGACATGCGCTTCAGTTCCTCGATCATCGTCGACCGGCGGGAGAACTCCTCCGTGGTGCGATCGAACGTGACACGCTCGTCCACGGTCATTGCGCGATCCTCAGCGGCGCAAAGATCAACGATCGCCTTCGCGGCTTCGAGATCCTTCGCCCGAGCTTCATACTGGGCTTTCAGAACGTCCATGACTTGCCTTCCTGATTGAGTGGGTTGCCGCAGGTGTTGACTAGTGCGGCTCCGCACTCAACCAGGTCACGGCTCACGTGGCCCGGCAATAACCGGATGCTACATCAGGCCTGCATCTCCATCAAGGCTAGGAGCTGCTTCGCGACGATCAGCGAATTGTCAGGCTTGACGTCCTTCGGTGCGAGCTGGTCGACGACCCCGCGAATCAGATCCGCTTGCGCCGCATCCAACTCCTCACCTGACTCCAACGTCACCAGCGCGGCCGCGAGGGAAACCTCGTCGACTGCGACCCGCGCCGCGAGTTTCCGCACCGATGCGGACGTCGCCGCGTAGGCCGGCTGGCCCGTGACCACTGACACCTCGTGCAACCGGACCTCGGTGAGGGTGCGACGTCCACCATCCGCCGACCAGGTATCGCCACCGCGAGGCACGGAGAACCCGAACGACATCGAGTCGACGATCCGCTGCTCAAGAAGGATGGACATGTTCCGGCCGTCCGTCGTCATCGGCAGATCCGCCTCCGCGAGGAGACCCTTCGAGTCTTCCTGCAACCGCAGCGTCCCCGACCGCGTGGACGCGAGGAGCTGCGAATCGTTGTGGTTGACGTACATGCGGATGTTGTTCCGGCTCTTCAACGTGCGAGCGAACGCCCCGCGCTGGATACGCTCGATGAACGGCAGCGGCTCCGAATCCGAATCGAACACGGCCGCGTACCCCTTGAACGTCATCTTGTCGCCGACGGCACGGATCTCCATGTCGTCGACGAAATGTGCCCGAGTCTCCATGACTGTTGTCGCCTTCCTCGTGGCCGGCGGAAGTTCGCCGACATTAACCGCCTTGATACCGAGCGCCCGATACATCCGGCGCATCGACGCATTGTTCTCGATCGCGAGGACGACGTCGTACTCCTCCAGGAGCCGCTGCGCCGTCTCACGCTTGAAGTTGAGGGTGTCCGACGTCGGACCCGGGTTCATGATCAGTTCCTCATAGTCGACACCCGCAGCGGCGAGCGCCCGAACGGTTGCCGCCCGCTGGTCCTCGTTGCGGCCCGTCACGATGTAGACCTCTTCCTCAGTCTCCTGGAGGAATGCGACCGTCTCCGCGATCGGGGTGTCACCGTTGAGGATGGTCCCGTCAATGTCACTGATGACGATCGGTTCCCCGCCAATAATCCGACTGCTCATCTCGCCCTCTCGAATCAGTTCCGCTTGCCGGTCGAACCATGCACGAGCCGGAGAAGGATCAAGAGGATCAATGCCCCATAGATAATGCGCCACAGCACCCGGTCCCGGAAAGTCATCATCATCCGGGTCATTATTCTGCGGAGCGTCCAAATCCGCCGCGTGCCGCGCCGCCCACGCCGATGTCCTGACCGCCTTGTCGTCGCTCACCGAACCGTCAGCCATCAACCGCGCCTCACGAATCGTCTGATCCGTCAACCCGTCACCGCCCCGACCCGCACGGTTGAACTCCAACCCACGCCGCGCCGCCTCCTGCACATACTCGGGAGGAGTATCCGCCCGCACGCTCCGGCCCCTCGTCGATCGAGGATGATCCTCGGGAAGCAGATCGTTGTCGGTGACGTAGTTCGGGTTCTCGGGAGCGCCTGTCCGCAGGAGGAACAGGTACGCGTTCACGCGAGCCATCGACCACTGCGCCCGACCGATGCTAGGACGATGACTCGTCGAGTAGGCACCGGAGCCGCGACGGTACACGGCCGCCAACTGCCCATAGGTTGCCCGCGTCCACGCCGGCCGATCCCGCTCCTTCATCGCGTCGTTGTGCTCCGTGACCTTGTTCCGCAGCGCCGTCTCGGTTGCCGGACTGATCGCGATATCGCCACCCGCACCGGACGCGGACCCCGGCTCATTCGTGTCCGACCCGGTGATCTGATCGCTCGGCGGTGCTGGGGCACGCAACTCGCCACCCGGCTCCATGTCTTCCGCGATGGACAACGCGACCATCTGGTCGACCGCGCCCTGCTTCGAGTCGTGGCAGGCGATGACCTCACCGTCAGCCTTCACGACCGCCCACGAGGGGCAGTCCGTCGCGTCAGAAATAAAGTACGGCATGAGGCCCGCTCACGGATACACGCTCGCCGGATCGGCCGGATTGATCGACGCCACCGACTGGAGCGACGTCACCGGAATACCAGTGTGAGCGATCGCCGGCATGTTGAGAGCCTTCAACGCCTCGGAAGGATCGAACCCAGCCATGATCAACCTCGTCAGCATTTGCGTCTTCCGGTCAGTCTCGACAATGTTCGCGGCTGAGAGGTTCACGTTCGACAACGGCACCCGGTACTCGTCACCGCCGTCAGCGGGAGGCATGTCCTCAAGCCGGTGGATGTCGTTGACGGAGAGGAACCCGGCGAGCTGCCCCGTCGAGTACGCAGCGAATCTCGTCTGAATATCGCCTCGAAGGATCGCGTCAAGGTTGAACTTCACGAACGCCGGCCCCGGTAGCAACGTCGACAACGCCGTCTCAAACTTGGAGATGATCGGCCGGAGCGTGTACTGGGCGAACTGGATCGCATTCTGTTCCACGCTCGCGTACGACATCGCGCCCGGTGTCGCGACCTGGAGAAGATGCAGCGGGCATCGGAAGATCCGGGCGATCTCCTCCACGCTAAATTGTCGCGATTCCAGCATTTGCGCCTCGTTCGGGTCGACACCCGTCTTCACGAACTTCGCCCCACCGAACAGCACGCCAGGACGATGCGCCCGACGTAGCCCCTTATGCCCTTCCTCGAACCCGTCGGCGAGATCCTTCGCCTGCTCCTTCGTCAGATTCCCCGGCCACTCGATCAACCCTTGAGTCGTCGACCCCTGCCCGAAGAACCGCGCCGAGAACTCTTCAAGGGCAGACGCCAGCCCCAACATCTGCTTCACTTCCTCGATCCGGGACACGCCCCGCAGCGCACCCGGCCGACGCAGCTCCGTGATGTGCAGCACCTCCGCAGCGGTGAGGACCGCGCCGGCCGTCCCGTCGATCGCATACTCAACCTCGCGGGTCGCCGGATTCCGGCGGACCTCCACCCGAGTCGGATCCAGCACCGTCAGGCTCGTCACCTCACCGGCCCGGCCCCTGAAGATCCGAATAAACACGTTCCCGTCGAGGAGCAAGGACACCATCGCCTGCTGCAAGAAATCTTCCCGAGCCATGCCGATATCGGGACGCTCCACCCATATCGGCTTCGGCCGGAACACGAGCCGAGCACCACCCTCACGGTAGAACGTGTCAACCGGCAGCGTCGAGATCGTGTCCGCGAGGAGACGCACGCAGGCGTACACGGTGCCGATCTTCAGCGACGTGTCGTACGTGACAACAGTGCCCGCGTACGTCTCGCGGGCGAGGTTGCCGCCACTGGCGAAGATCGTTTGGAACGATACGGCCCGCTCTTCACGCGGTCGAAGGAGGCTACCCAGCATCAATACGCTCCAAAGTGACGCCGACGAGGACGCCCGTCAGTCCGAGCGCAACGAAACCCGCCGGAATACTCCACACGAACACGCCCACATTGATGAGGAACAAGCCCGCGCCCTGCACGATCACGGCCACGATTCGCCTCCTCATGTCGCCCAATATCCCGGCGCTACCAATTCTTGCACAAGATTAGACCGCGACGTTGCCCGATCGAACGCAATAACCGCCGCGACCGCAGCATCGATCCGCCTCGAAGACTGCCGATGCTCCTTCACGATCCTCGGCCCCAGCCGATCCGTCTTCACCGCACAGTTCCCAATATGCCGCCGAAGCACCGCATCCCCGTCATGCGTCATCGTCCCCGACATCACCGAGTCGTAGAACTTCGCGCTCGCTGGAACCATTCGAGCAGGACTGCTCGACGCATACTCTGAAATCGGGACACCCGCATCACCGAGCGCCTCCATGGACCGCGCCCAACGATACGGATCACATGCCACTTCGAGTACGTCCAGCTCGCCGCACGCCTGCATGATTCGAGCCTCAACCTCCTGGATCGGGACACGCCACTCATCAGGATCACCCGGCCCCTTCTCCCACACCTCCACGACCCACACGTACGGGTTCTCCTCCACCGTACAACCGATCAACGCCGTCGCATCCCCCGAGAACGACCCGTCGAACCCCAGGACCACCGGCACCGACCGATCCACGACACGCTCGACCTGCAACCCCTCCCACGTCGCCGCCGGCAACCAGGCGTGCGACGAGTTCACCCAGCAGTTCATCCGCTTGATCCGGTACTCGTTCTCCGGTGTGCGCTTCACCGCGCTGACGAAGTCCTCCGCGTCGCAGATGTCGCCGTATCCGGGGTTCGGTGCAAGCCACGACGCCGGGTCGCGATGATCCGCCGTGTCTTCCCCTTTCCACCACGCCATGAAGAAGGACGGGTCGACGATCTCGCCAGTCGCGACCTTCTGCCCATACAGGTACTGGCGGTACGCCGTCGAGTCGCTGCCGGTGACATCCGTGCGGACGCCGGCCGTCGTCACCGCGATCGTGATCGAATCAACCCGAGCCGCCTGCGCCAACGTCATCACATTCCACAGGTCCCCGTTCGGTGCGGAATGCAGCTCGTCATAGATCACGCACGTCGGACTCAAGCCTTCCTTCGTGTACGCCTCGCTCGACAGGACCCGGTACACGCTGCCCGTCGCGACAACCTCCACCGCATCCCGGTAAATCTTGCACATCGCCGACAGTTCCTTGCTCGCCTCGATCATCTTCTTAGCGTCCCCGAACACG